AACTTGATGCGCTTCCTAAAGAACAGGGTAGAGAATATCTAAATCGTATTAAAGAATTGGGTCCTGGTGCCGTAGGTGCGGGAATTTTGTCTGGACTAACTTTTGGGGGAAGCAATCGTTTAACTAAAGCAATTGCTCCTGAATTTTCTACAGAGTCTCTACAGAAAGAGGGAGGGGGGATTTTAAAGGCTCCTCAAATGCTTGCTGAAACAGTTCCTTTGACGGCTTTATTAAAAGGTGCTAATTGGCTTTATAAAGGGGGAGGATTAGTCGCTAGAGCTGCTAAAGCGGGGGGAGCTTTTGGTGCTGAAAAGGCGTTAAAAGATGCGGTTGATAAGGGGGAATTAAATCCGGGGGATATTGGGATTGCAGCTTTGGTAGGGGGGAGTGGACAGGTAATTTTAGAAAAGACCCTTCCTCTTCTTAAATCGTTGTCATCTAAGTTTAATTTTAAGGCGCCTGCAGGAATGCAGGATCCAAAAATAAAGGAAAAACTTCTTTTAGATTATGTTGTTAAAGAAGCGGGAGTTCCTGCTGAAGCCCTTCAAAAAGGAGATCCTCAAGCTCTTCAGAAGTTCGAAAGTGTTTTGAATGATCTTAAGGTTTTGCCACCTAATGTTTTAAGTGAAAAGATTTCTAGGTCTTTTGCGGAATCTAATTTACAAAACATTACTAGACGGTCTCAAATTCTTGAAGATCAGTTGAATTATGCTAAAAAAACTAAGTATCTAGGAGATGAGATCGTCGCAGAAGAGACTAGATAATTGAAAAAGATCTTTATAAGGAAGTGTTTCTATCGGGGTTTTTTTATAGTCAAAGTTCTTAAGACCCCTGTGGTGTTCAGCTTGAGGCTGCTTTCCTACAACTCCAGCTTTCTCTTCTTCTTTAACCTGTTTTTGAGCAGGGGTTACTCCATAATCTTGAAGAAGACCCTTCTCGAAATCCTGAACAGCTTGGAAGGACGCTTCCGTATCATTAAGACCCTGCTTTCTATACTCGTTTGCCCTTCTATATATTTTATGAGAATCATCGGTAGTTGTATCTAACTTACTCATTTTTAAAGTTTTACTAACAGTAGGAAGAAGATCTTTTTGTTTAACAGCAGTAAGAGCTTGTTTAAGACCGCCAGCAATACCTTTTCCAACAGCCCCCCCAATTTGAGAACCTAATAGAGAAGACCGACTTCCTGGCAAATCAAAAAACTGTACCATCACTTCCCCCTATTAACCGAACAAACTCTTACCAAACTTCATTCCACCATATTGACCCGCTCCCTGACCCAATGCAGCAAGCAATTGCCCTATAAGACCCGTAGAAGCTTGTCTTTGACCATAGGCGAATGGTTGGGCTCCTAATCCTAAACCAGCAGTTTGTAGACCCATTTGCCCAGGTGCTTGCGCGTAACCCAATGCCTGCCCGGCTGCTCCCTGTTGTAATTCAGCTCTAAGGGAAGCTAGTTTTTCAGATAACCCGGCACCCGCCTGAGCAGCTTGTTGACCAAACGCAGAAGATTTTTGTGCTCCTAATCCGCTGAAACGTTCAGCTAAACCGGGAATAGTTTCTTCTTCAAATTGTCGTTTATAAGGCTGTTCGAAATCCTCGAAGGCCCCCTCTTCTCCAGACAAAAGCTTCTGAAGATAGGAACTTCCTGCCTGATAGTTAGGATTCTGTTCTAGATTAAAAGACTGAGGATTAATCTGAGAAAGTAATTGAGACAAAAGATTTTGCTGTCCCTGATTCATAGTGGGAAACTTCTGAGTCTTTGCTTTTTGACCGAACAGAAAATCAAGTAATGCCATAAAACCTCTCTTTTTTTCTAATCATACCACTAAAATATTTTAATTCTTCAAATATTCCAATACAATAATGGCCGATGTAATATTGGGGGATGCCGCTCCATTTATAATCGTTATATTTGTAGCGTCTACTTTTAATTCAATTTGCTGATTTACAGCTGTCGCCGAACTGTAAGGTATTGGTCTATAGTCTACGACAGCAGTCACGCAAGTCCCATAGATCGCCGTAAAAGCCGTCACATTAGTAATCCCATGAGCTGTGGTTGAAGTAGCTCCTGCGGCAATAGCACCAATATTAAAACAAAATCTAAAAGCCTGTCTCTTAACCTGAGGATTCCCTACTGTAAAAAATTGTTGACCCGTTAGAAACTCCTGTAAGTCGTACACCCCAATCTGTTTAATATTGGTAGAGTTCGCAATAGCCTGATAAGTCTGGAGAAATTTCAACCTGAACGCCTCAAAATCCTCAGGAAACCAGGTCGACGTAGGAATAAAAGGAGCTATACTATTAGAGGGATTAAACGTCATAAGGAAGCCTACCTACTGAACTATTATAAAATATCATTCCTTGTATAGTTATATTTGAACCAGAAACAGTTAGGTCTCTAATTTGAGAGTCCGAAAGAGTAAATACGATTTGATAAAATGAACCTACAGCGTTTGTGAATACCCTATGCCAAATTCTGTCTTGTTGAGCTGAAAAAGATGCAGAGGGTTCGGGAGACGTATCTATTATAAACTCACTTGTTGGCTCATCAATAGCACTATTCATATACACCTGTGCTGTCAACTCTCCATCGGATGTGTTATCCATTAAAATATCAAAACTATCAATTCTAACCCCACTTCCTTCAGTATAAAAAGGGTTAAACTCTTTAGTCTGAATATTTACGTTATCAACTATACTGAGGGTGCCCCCTCCTGTATATCCTGTTGCCGATATAGGATCCCCATTAGTATCTAAAAGTTGAAGAGTAGAAGAAGTTAAGGCATTAACTTTATAAACCGTACCATTAGAAGAAGTAAATCCTTGACAATCTGAAACTAAAACATACTGAGAAGAATCTAGGTTGTGATTAGGAATAGTCACCGTTGTAGTAGACCAATTGCTAATCATAAGAGAGGGATCATTCAATGTATTCTGACGGATCTGAGTATAGATAAAAACATACCCCCTTTGATTTCCAGCGATTACATCGGGATATTTAGCAGATAACACCCCGTCATTCCATGAAAAATTACACTGTTCCCATTCAAGATCTACATTTTCCCAAGTTCTATCATTAAATTGTTGCCAATATCCAAAAGAAGTAATGCTATCCTTAAAAGTAGACCAGGTGCCATCTGTATAATTGTAAACTAATACATTATTGGGATAGGTTACAGTATAAGGCGGAGCTTCCCCCGTCAAATCAAGTTTTCTTGGGTATGCCCAACATGCAAGCTGAGTAGGATAGTCTCTAATTCCTGAAACTCTTTGAGGGCCATTATTAGAGTTCTGAATAGCAAAAACCTCATCTGGAATCTTTTCATCAATCCGAGAAACATTTACAGAATCACAAGAAACAATCCCATAATTTCCTACAGCAAACGTACCCCTGTCAAAGGGAATAACCGACAAGGGAGATTCACATCCAAGTTCCGTATTAATCTTTTGCCAAATGAATGGAAGGGTCTCGTTCCCAGTGTATACCAATTGCCATGTAGACCTTTCAAAATAAACAATCAGAGTATCTTTAATAAACTCAGCTGATGTTATAGATTCAGAAGTTGCGGCATCTACATAACCTCCCCTTCCGACTACATCCGATCTCCAAGCATTTGAATCAGTTGAAAAAGTAGCCGCTGGAGAGTTAGTATAGTAGGGAGTTCCATTTTGAGACCATCTAGCTCTTTGTCTCCAATTGACGGCCGCTCCTAAATTAGCCCCTTCGCTAGTATTAAGAATTACAAGCCTATCTTTGTAAGGAAATATTAACAATCCTCCCAACAAAAAAGTACTCCCATCCAATGCAGGATTAAAATTAGACCACCCCTGATTAACTGCATTCCCGTTATACCATCTAATCCCATCCCCCTCTCCAGCTATTTGAGCAGTGACAGACGCATGTTTTCCAGGAACACTATTAGTCGCCCAAAGAGCCCCTTCATAATTACAGCTAAAAAATAGGTTATAATCCTGACCTGTCCAAACAAAAGTGTTTGTAGTATCAGGAGCTACAAAGGTATCTTGTACGTTAAATATATTTGTAGACTGATTAAAGATATAAGCATATCTCGTATCAAACGCTATAAGAAGCTCATCATTAATAGCTGTTGCTACTTCAAATACTTTTAAACCCATAATGGGAGTACCTGGAAAATAATAAACTACTGTACTTAAAGGAGCTCCAGTTATAGACAAGGCTCCCGTGGTTCTATTTAAAGTCGCTGCCGTAGAATCGGTTGCCAAAAGAGTAGTGGGGTTTGGGGCACTTCCCAAATCAGTTAAGATTGTACTTCCAATAACAAATTGGGCATTTCCGGCAGTTGTAGGCGCATCTAACAATGTAATAGAAAAAGCCCCAGCTCCATTGGTAGTTCCAAGATTTATCTTTACTCGACCATCATTACCAACCCACTGAATTGCACTCCTACGAACTAACCTTCCACGGAATTCATACATGTTTTCCAAAACCGGAAAAGCATCGTTATCCAGAAGAAAGGGTGTTAGATCCCTTCGCATACCGCCACGAATATTTGCAATCGCAAAAGTCACTTAAACTCCTATAGCCAAATATTAACAATCCTCCCAACAAAAAAGTACTCCCATCCAATGCAGGATTAAAATTAGACCACCCCTGATTAACTGCATTCCCGTTATACCATCTAATCCCATCCCCCTCTCCAGCTATT